TGACAAAAGCAAACACAATCACGATCCTGACGAAACAAGGCAACGTTGGGGTTAGAGTTTCTGTAGGTATTGCACAAATTTTGGCCAGTCATTGTATAGAGCACACACTATGGCCATTTCTTCACCATACAGGGTCAATCGTGTTTGTTGATGACGTGCTCGTACGTAGTAAGCACAATTCAATTTTTGATTCAACAACAGCAGTCGTCCGGGATAGTACACATCAGGCGCATCAAAACTGTAACTAACCAAGCCGGCTTGCTGAAATGATTCATGGCCCTGATCAGTCAATCGCATTCCGGTATGACCTAACCTTACATCACGCCACCAGGTTTTCATGGCCTGTTTCAGCGATGGTCTAATGTCTTCAGGAAGGCGTAGCCACACCTGTTGAGTGAGTTGATATCTATCCAGCATCAGGGTAAACTTGCGCACCCTGTGTCAACAATACCACAGTGAATTTGTCTGTGCGAAATTGTGTGTTGAGTTTGCGAGCAAGATTACGAGCATGTCCTGGATTGCTAAAGCTGACCTTTTTGTATTTGGGTCCGGGGTATTGTGTCAAGAGATTGCTGGTCTTGAGATTGATTGGCTTGTTGTCGTAGAACACTGCCCATACACCTTCGCTCGCCAAGACCTGTTCGGTCTTATAGGTCTGCTTGTTGGTGTGTTCGATCAACACTGTGGGCTTGGGTCTAGACATCATTATCTCCTATGATTATTTATGTCATAATCTAGTCAGATTTGAAACTGCCGCCGCTCAATTCAACAGTTACGATTTCGTCACGTGCTTGTTGACGCTGTTGCGCAAGTTCTTGCAGTGCCAACAGCAGTTTGGTGATATCAGCATGCAGATCTTTGGCATCACGCATGCTCATGTGGAAATCTTTTTGCCCACGAGCTTCGTGAGCTTTGAGATTGTCAATGAATCGGTTGATGTGCAGACTCATGTTATTTCACGTAAGGCTCAAGATTGGGCGCTGTCCAGCCCAGTGGCTTCAGCACCTTGCCATCTTCGCGTTTGCGCACTTTGCCGGTTTCTCGATCAATCTTGGCAAAGTTTGAATTCATGACTTCTCGCCAGGCACCTTCAGCATCAACACCAAGACTATGGATAGCGCCAATTGTGACAACCAAGATGTCAATCAGGGCATCTAGATCATCAACCTTGGTTTTGCTGGCCACAAGTTCATCAAATTCTTCGGCAATGAGATTGCAGTACATCTGATATTGTTTTTCATTGAACTCGCCCACGGTTTGGTCGCAAGCTCGCATAAACTTTTCTTGATCACGAAATGGATTCATCTGCTTCTTTCTTGGTATGATACGGACCTTGCCATTTGTATCTCTGCAAGGTAATGAGTTTGGGATTCTCTACCACTCGCCAGCGTCGATGCTGTTGTACACTGTACCAACCAGCAGCATACCAACTCTTGCTTTTGCTTTCGCGAGTGAACAATGGTATGCGATGTTTGACGTCCCAGACTGGATTAAACACACGACCTGACACAGCAAATCCATATACCTGATTGCTGGGTGTAGACTTGGATCGAGGCAATTTTTCAAACTGTATGTTTGCGGCCTTGCCAGCCATTTTTATGGTTTTGTAACGTGAGACCTGACCTTGAATTTTCACGGTGTATTCATCGCCGGTGGCTTCAATCATGCCTACCTTGGCGTTGTCTTTTTTCAAGATCCAATACTGTTTTTCAACTATGGGTTTGGCAACTATCATCAAGAACTCCTTGGTATGTTTCATTCAGCCAGCGTCCAACTGAATCGGCTGCTTCGCTGAGTTTGACAAGATCGTACTTGCCACAGAATTTTAAAAAGTGTGCGCCTACCTGGCCCACATCTCTATGACTGACTTGCGCCCGGATGGCCTGATCCACTGCGGCCTTGATAGTGTCTGGCTGTGCTGTTAGATCAATCAAGGTGCGATTGCGTTCGTAATCATCCAGCACACGGTGTTCTTTGCCTTCATGATCAGTCCAACGTTGAAGCATGAGATTGTTCCAGGCATAACCGCGTTTGATTCGGTCCTCATAGGCTTCTTGAAGCCCTACTTTGTTTTTTGTGCCCTTGGTTCTCACGCCAGGAAACGCTGAGAACACATTGTCGCTGCTGTCGCCGCGCATGCATTTCTCAAACAGCAACCATTTGGGATCAGGTATGGCCTTGGCTGTTTTTGTTTTCTTGTCAATCACAGCATTGCCCTTGGCATCAAACACACCCTCCAGCGTGATTAGTTCGTCAGTGATACCGTTGTATTGATTGACGTTTTCAGCCAGTAGTTGCACAAAGTCTGTGTCGCTGCTGACAATGGTGTGATGATCGCCAGGATGCAGTGCGATCCAGCGAGCAATGATGTCATCGGCTTCGGCTGTTTCGTGTCGTATCACGCTGCAATTGGTGCGGGTGGCAAGATACTGACACAGTTCGTCATAGGTTTGCCAAAACAGTTGATCTTCTTCGGCTTCGGCTTCGGTCATGGCAGCTCGAGCCACGGCACGATTTTTCTTGTAGGGCTCGTAAAAGTCCTTTCGCCAGCTACGTCCTTCCAACGCAAACACCACGTGGTCAGCGTTGAACTTGCGTACCACTTTGTTTGCAGCCATCAAGGTCACATGCAAGGCAAAACCCAGTCGGGTCCAAGTATCACTGGCTCGATGTGCGCTGTGTCTAGCACGAAAGAACATGTTGGCAGTGTCAATCAAGAGATATCGCATGGTGTCCCAGAATGTTGTGAGTGTCTAGGTATTGTAGCACATATTGAGCCCAAAAGCAATGAGCAGCGGCACCAAAATGGTAGGTGTGAGGATTAGCAAATTCATAACCATTTTCACGAAGAATGGCCGCATAACTGTGTTGAATACTATAGGGTTCAATAAAGTTCACACCCCAATCGTGTTGTTCATCCAAACTGAGTTCGCTAAAGGTACTCTGTCCGTTGAAAAACACATGGCGTACGCCCAAACTCACTAGGTCTTGATGCAGTGCCCAGATTTTTTCATGAGCTTGGCGTGTCTTGGTATACCAATCTACTGAAGCCACAAACTCGCGATAGCGATTTTGCAATTCAGGGGGTACTGAATCTATGCCACTGGCATTGACCTGATACCAGATGCCCTCGTGTAACCACTCCTCACGCTCCCATGTAGTCCACTGTATGATCACAACAGTGTCTGCCAAATCATGACTGTGGTCAGCCATCCACTGTCGTGTGGTTCTCAAAATGCGATCGTTGCTGGCTGCACTTTCTGCGTCACAGATCAGTTCAGTCTTGAGCTGTTGAGACACGTGTGTCGCCCAACTGTGTTTGAAGTTTTCAGGATGTGGTCTACGACCAAGATGCTGATAATCGCCGTCATCTTCGGCGAATGCATGTGGCAGCACTGCTTCAGCGGCAGCAGTATGGCTACATCCATTGATGTAAAGTTTCATTTTTGAGTCAGCGCCTTGACAGTTTCGGCCTGTGCCACTCGCTTGCGCAAACTACTAGAACTGAAACTATGATCTCTACCATTGAATACTAGTTCAATTCCACGAGCATGGCATTCTCCGTCACCGGTAAAAGATTTACCTGCATACTCAACACCCAGTATACGCACATCTAGTGGAAGAATCAAAAGCAAATCCACTAGATCCTGTTCGGTCTGATACACAACAACTTCATCAACATAACGGCATGCTGACAACTGAATCTGACGCTCTACAATGCTTTGCACAGGTTTGTTTTTTGTGTCCGGACGATCAATTGTGGGATCAGTTTGCAGTCCGGCAATAAGATAATCGCAGTGGTTCTTGGCCTCTGCCAACATAGCAACATGGCCTGCATGCAGCATGTCAAAGGTGCTGAATGTGATTCCTATTTTCAATCCTTGTGATTTGAGTTCTTTTATTTTGCTAAAAATCATTTTGATTTTGTCCTTGTGTTCCAGCGTTCAATACAATCATCAGGCGATGTGCCCAGTATCTGAGCCCCGCAGCCTCCCACTTCTTCTGCGCAGTTGATTGACCAAATTGACCTATCTCTGGTTTGTGGATAGATGGTGTCGTGCCACAGATCTTGTTGACTGACTTCGTTGCCGCAGAATGGGCAAGGCAACATTTTCATTGATCAGCTGACTTCGCTGCGACCATTGCCTACATCACGGGTGCGTACATAGATTCCAGAATTGCGCATGGCTTCTTCTTGCTCGTAGGTTTCCAGTACCACGTGTCTGCATACGTTTTGAAACCACCTATCCACAATTTCAGCATCAGTGTCTTCGGGCTTCATCATGTAACCAGCCTTGATCAATCTGGCCACAAATATTTCGTTCCAGTCCAACTCAAACGCACCCTGGTGCAAGTTATCAAGAT